TATTCCCCGGCAGGTTATAATCCTGTATCGCAGCTCCTTTTGTTCCTACCTTCACGCCCGGCGAATTAGCATCGGAACCTACCGCCACACGACCGCGCATGTCGGGGAGGTTGAAAGTGGTAGATCCGTCACCGGAACCGTAGGTTGTACCGATAACAGAAAAGAGCTGTGCATAGGTGGTGCGGGAGACCGCTTGCCCTTGGCAAAGCAGCCAGCCATCAGGAGCGACAGCGCCTGCATATGGCACAACCATGCCCGTGGGCATCCACCATTGGGGAGAATGTCCACCCAGTTTGTTTGCGTCTGCGGCTGTCCCCTCGCTCGGCAAAGCCCCCACGCCGGCCGCAGTAATATTGATGGATTTTGCCGCGCTTCCGTCATAGGCGCCCTGGCTGGTTCCGTTCAGGCTGATGGTCAGCGCGTTGGGATTCTTCAAAGACGCGGGAAAATCCGTGATCTGGTTTTTTGTATGTGTGTGCGTTGACGGCGGGAATGTCGATGGTTTTCCCGTCACGCCCGACCATGGAACAGTCTCAGCTTTATCCACTACGCCGTCCTCGTTGGTGTCATATACGCTCTTCAGCATGTCGCCGCTGCCGGAAGCCGCCATTTTGTCATCCACATACTTTTTTGTAGCCGCGTGCATGTTGGCTGTAGGCGCTGCATGTAGCGTAAGAAAACCCGTCAACGTGCCGCCCGCCAGTGGCAGCTTGCTGCTCACCGTGTTCCAGGTAGTCACCATCGCCGCTGTAATGCCGTCCAGCGCATTTTTATTGGAATGGCTGTGTTTGGCTGTTACCGCCGCCGCAAGGTTCGCCTCGGTTTGCGTGTAGGTATCCAGCAAGGCCTTATTGATATGGCTGTGCTGGGCGTCAACAGCCCCGTTCCATTTCGTGCGTTCGGCGGCGGTGATATGCTTCACACCGTCCGCCAGATGTGCGATGAGCGCCGACACCGATGCGGCCAGCTTTCCAAAGGCCACAGAGAGCTTTTCACCACTGGCCAGAGCCGCCGGCGCAGATGCGGCGGTATAGGTGGGCGTCTGGTCGTTCGTGGGAACATTCGGCACACTGCCAAGCCCAACCTGTGCCTTGGTAACAGCATGTGGATTTGATGTATCGCTCTTGTGCGCATTCACGTCATCCTGCACCACTTTGATGGCTGCGGCCTGTGCGGTGCTTACGGGTTTGTTTGCATCGCTGGTATTGTCCGCATTTCCAAGCCCAACCTGTGTCTTTGTCACACCGTGCGGATTACTCTTGCTGTCCATATGTGCCCTTGCCGCCGTCAGCGTGGTGGCGGGCGTGCCATTCCATGTGTCCGCACCGCTGATGGCCTTGATTGCGTTGCCGATGGCCGTCAGCAGCGTTTGCAACGGGCCGCTGGTCGTCAGTACCGTGCGCTGTCCGAGCTTTGCGTCCGTGACACTGTTATCCGGGTGGTCCAGCACGGCGGCGGATTTATGCTGCGACAATTCCAGCTTTGTGGCTTTTTCCTTTTCCATCCGCACATCTTCCAGACGCTGGCGCTCCATTTCTTTGTCGATTATTTCAAGATCATAGGTCAGATCCTCGATATCCGCCGCATCGTTTGCCTCGCCCTCCCGTGCGCCGCGCTCTGGCAAGCGCATGTTGTAGTATTTGCTGCGTCTCATTCTTCCACCATCCTTTTTGCAATCATTTTTCCTTTCAGCCCGCCGTCAAACGCCAGTTCATTTTTGAGTACGCGCGCCGGCGCGGCGAAAGGCGCGAACTGGCTTTCCAGCCAGATCAGGTCTCCGGGGTCCAGCTCCGGGCTGCCCCGATACTCAAATTCGTAGGTATTGCGCAAAAGCAGCCAGTCCCGTACCCATTCAGCCACCGCAAGCGCATGCGCGGCGTCGGTAATGAGCGGGTTGTCCAGCGTCTCCACGCTGCCGTTTTCGTCCGGGCTTTCCACGGGTGCCGTCACGGTGCGGGCGCTGCTTTCCAGCTTGCGCCCTGTAACCGTCACAACGGCTTCGCCGTTCCCGGCAAGGGTCAAATCCACAGCGCCGGCAAAAACGGCCTTAGCAGCCACCGTGGCCCCCGTCACATCCACCGTCACGTCCGCTGCCTGTGAAAAGGTCAGATGCAACTCCAGCGTTCCGTTTACGGCATAGCTTTCTTTGTGCAGCTCGCTGGCCTCTGCCTCTGGCGCGTAAGTATACGCCGGGCACTCCACGGCCCATAGCGTGGGGATCTGGCTCACCTTGGGACGTGCCAGCATCGTGTGGAAATCCAATTTAAAATTGTCCTGCACGTCGTTGGCTGGCTCGATGCGGATGTAACCCTCCCGGTCGGTGTACAGCACGCAGCACGCCGCGTGGGCGATGAGCTGCAGCAGTTCCTTGTGCTTTTTCATGGGCAGGGGCGCGGTGGTCATAAAGTCCACCAGTCCCCCCCACAGTTTCCAGGGCGGCGCGGTGCCGCTGAATGGCGCAAGGCCACTGTCCTCCAGCACATCCAGCGCAAGCTGGTACAGGCTGCGTCCGGCCGGAGCATACACCCCTTTGTAATAAGTGCCGTCCAGCCCGCTCAAAGCGTCCTGCGCCTTAAAGCTGGCCGACAGCCCGTCCACCGTGGGCTGTCCCGTCAGGTAGTACCGCCCGCCGGGCACCCATTCCGTCACGCCGCCCTCGTACACCTCGCGCCAGCCGTTCAGCTCCAGCTCCGCCCAGGTGTTCGCCGCAACGTCTTTCCACGTCATTCCGCTGGCAAGATACTGGCCGTACTCCACCTTCACCGGGTTCTGCTCGGAGATATATTTGTAGATGCCGGAGGCGTTGTCCGGGTCGTAGAGATATTGACCGCCCGTACCAGTCAGCGTATTGATGTTGACGATGGTAAAATCGAATGTATTCGTGGGCAGGCGGCGGGAAATGGGGTCCACATCCAGCTTGTGCACCGCCTTTTCCACAAGGCGGTTGTCGAACACTAGGCCGAAACCGAACATGAGCTGCTGCAGCCGCATGCGGCGGTACGGCCTTGTCATGCGCGGGAATGTGAACGCCAGCGCGTCAAAGCGCTCGATGGCGTCGGGCGTGGTGTATACGGCCGCGTCCGGCGTGTAATCCGCCGTGAAAAATACGGCTCCCTCCCGGCTGGCCGTCAGGTGCATTTCCCCGGGCCAGTCCCCGCAGGTCGGGTCAAACGTGAATGTTAAACCGGGCACGGTGTGCGTTTTGGAAAACGTCAGCACCATGCCTGGCACGGACACCGACGCGAAAACACCGTCCGCGCCGCACAGTGCCGCAGACACGAACCCCTCGGGCCGCAGGTCGGCGGAGCCGGGCTTGGGCGGGATCAGTTGTGCCCCATCAGCCAGCATGCGCCCCGGCTCAAAGGTGGCGTAGGTAGCACGCGGCGCGCCGTCCTCCAGCAGCATCGTGTCCGGGCGCGAGTAGAACGCCTCCGGCGTCGTTTCCGGCGGCGCACAGGTCGCGGCCGCGTCGGTGTCCGTCAGGCCGAAGGTGATGCGGATGTATCCCTGCGGCGCGATCTGCTGCTGCACCGCCGCCTGATACAAAGATGATGTTTGCTGCATCACACCACCCCGCAGTCGATGACATTGAACGACGCGTCGCGGTAAAATCGCGGTTCACCCGTTTCCGTGCTCACCACAAAAGGATTTGTTTTCACGTCGCCCAAATAAAAAAGCCGCGTTTCCCAGCGGCCAACGTTATGGTTGAAGTAGTGGCAGTAGAAAGTAAAATGTCCCTGCTCAAACCAGCGGTTCATTTCCCACCATTTTTCTACCGGCATGACGGACCAGGCCAGGCTTTGCTTGTGGACGCTGCGTCCCACCTGCCGCCCTACCACTTCTCCGTTGGCGTTACGTGCGCTGTCCACCATGCGGGACGTTTCAAAAGGTGCCTTGCCTTCATCCGGGTAAGGCACCATAATTGCATAATTCTCACGATCTGTCGCCGGTGATGAGCCAAGATAGATATACCCTGTTTTTTCTTCCATCTTGTCAATCGCCTCTTTCCTAGTATGCTTCTGCGAACACGCCGCCCACAGACGCGCCGCGATTCGTTTTGATACGGTGCTGGTTGCGATAAAGCACTTCTCCGTCTATCTCTTCGGTGACGTTCACGACGATATCTCCGCCGAATCCCGCTGCGTTCGCGGAATCCAGAGCTTCCAGAAAAGCCTGTTTCATCCGGCTTTCCGGTGCGACGATCTCCGGGTTGTTGTTCGCACCCGGATATTCGCCGCCCTCAAAGAGCGTCGGTTCCTTCAGGACTGCACCGGTGGCCAGCAATGGAATCTGCGGCGCGGTAATGGGAGTAAGGGAAAATCCGATGCTCTTCCCGCCGAACAGCGGAACCCAGTCCGGGATATGCACATTCAGGTGGTTGAGAACGTCTATCACTGCGTTCATCCCGCTCACGACGCCGGAAATCATCCCGTTCATAAACCCGATGATGCCGTTGACGATGGGCCGCAAGGCCTCTTTGATATCCTCCCACACCGAGATAAAACCGTTTTTGATATCGTCCAGCCATACCGTGATTTTCTCCCAAATCGCTTTTAGGCCATCCAGCATTCCGAGTATGATGTTTTCGCCCCAGCCTTCGGCCACACGGCTTGGGCTATGCATGTCGAAGGCGTCTGCGATTCCGTCCCCGATCGGCTTGAAGATGTTTTTGTATATCCAGTCCCAGATGCCTTTTATAACGCTCCAGATGCCGTTGAGCAGGCCGGTGATGAGCTGAACGCCAAGCTCTTCCGGGTTTCCTTCGCCGGTCACGAATTGGTCGAAGCCCGCAAAAAACTGCTCTTTGATCCAGCTCCACAAATCCGAAAACGCGCCCTGGATAACTCCCCACAGTGCGCCGAATCCCGCGCCGATCACAGAACCCACCGCGTAAAACACACCCGGCCAGTCGATATTGCACAGCATATCTTTTATGCCGGTTCCTATGGCCTTCCAGTCTACGCTGTGAATCGCATCGACAAGCGCGTTGCATGCGCCGATGATTCCGTCGCTCAGGACCTGTCCCACCTGCGCCCAGTCCAGCTCGGCCAGAAAAGTGCCCAGCGTGCGGATGGCAATCGTGAATTTTGAAACGAGGAGCGCGCCGACCTGTGCGCCGTCGACTTGGCTCAGCGTACCGTTGACAAGCCCGGCCAGTTTCGCGCCCAGGCTGTTCCAGTCGAACGTGGTGATAAGCCCATACGCGAAAGAGATGCCGTTCTGCAGCTTCTTTCCGAGCCTTTGCCCCCAGCCGTCGGCGTCGAAATCGTTCAGAAGGCTGTTTGCCTTCTCCGCGAGAATGGTCCCAGCCTCTTCCCAGTCTCCACCCTTTATGGCCTCGAGCACCTGGTCGAGCAGCGTGGACTTTCCCTCGAAATCGAAGTTCGGAAGTATTTCATCCGTGCCGCCACCGCCGCCTGAAGCGTCGTCCTCCTTGCCCGTGTCGATCACGTTCAATTCGTCAAAGCCGAGTGTGTTATTGGCCTTTTGCAGGTCCTTTACGTCCTTGGCCGCGCTCCCTGCCGCGCTGCCGTAGCTGTACATGGATTTCGCAGCGGATTTCATGCTGCTGATGCTCTTCCCTGTCAGCAGACTGATAAGTTTTGCGATGTACGAAAACACCGTTGCCGCCGCATTGGCCAGCGCCGACAGTGCGGGCGTGAGGGTTTGTATAATGGGCGCCGCCGCGACAGACGCCGCCCCCTTCAGATTGCTCATGGCGCCGCGCATCTGCTGCGTGCTTAAAATGGCGCTTTTCAAGTATTCCGTCATTTTCCGCAGGGCTGCGGATATCCCATTAAAAATCAGAGCGCCGGACACGATGCTGCGCAGGCGGGTGCCGAAGCTTCGGACGCCGCCGTTTGCTTTTTTCATGCCTGAACGGAACCCGAGAACCGATTTTCCTAGTTTCCCCAGCATGGAAACACCTTTTTTGCACCAGCCAAATAATTTTGAGAAAAGTGTTTTTACACCGCCAACTGCCATGCCAGCGGACATCTTTCCAATGTTCAGCAGCCCTTGTTTCACTGTATTGAGCGCCGCGTGCGCTTTTTCACTCCAGCTCTCTGTGTCGTTTTCACCAAGAGCTGAATCTAATGCAGTTTCGGCATTGCGTGCCGATGCAGATACCTGGTCCAGTACAAGGCGTTCGCGTTCCAGGCGGGCCGTGCAATCATCAATGCGGGCCAAAGTTTCAGGAGATGGCCTGCCGTTTGCACTGGCTTCGTTGGTTGCCATGCTCAAAAGCGCCGTTCTTTCGGCTCGCAGAGCCGCATATTTCTGCCGCTGCGCCTCCAAAGCATAATTGGCCTTATTTACTGCATTTACGAGAGATTCATATTCCGTTCCATATGTATCAGGAGAAATATAATCTGCGTTGACCGGACGTGCCAAAGAAGACGAGCGCTTCGGAGATGGAGCGGTATTTTTCGCTTGCTGGGTTGCAATCTCATCCTGCTTGCGTCTGGATTCTTCCAGCAATTTTTTCTGGCGCTCAAGCTCCGTGTTTTGTCTATCCCATAGGTGCACGAGTTCATCGCTGCGCTGAAGTAATTTCTGGTATTCTTTGTCCTGTGCCAGAAGACTCTCCAATACATATTGCTGATTGGGTGCTCCTTCCGGGATATAGTTGTCGCGCTTTTCGGTTCGTATCCTATCCAGTGCAGCGTTTACAGCATCGATTTCGGCTTCCGTTTTGGCAAGGCTTTTCTGTGCCGCTGCAAACGATTTGCCGACCGATTTTCCCGCAGAAACGCTCTTAGAAGAAACTGTCTCCAGCGCCTCCGCGGCCTCCTTCACAGGCTTTTCAACATTCTTTACCGCCTTTTCCGTTACATCGGCGGCCGTACCGGCGGCCTGCTGCAGCGCAGGCAGAGATTTCTTCATGATCTCATTCAGCTTTGCCTGCACTTTTTCCAGTATTGGAAGAGCCTCATCCGCTTTCGCCTTGACGATGATCTCAAGCTCTTCTACGGTTACCGCCATATGTCCTCACCTCCCTGGCGACATGCAGAAATACCCCGGCAGAATCTGCCGGGGTCATCCCATCAAAAATTTTGTCCATGCTTCAATTTCGGCGGCGCGCCGTTCTTCCGGCGTCATATGCCTGGGAGACTTTTTCCCAAACAGGCTCGGATACAGTTCTTTCAGGTTGAGCACTCTCGGTTTTTTCTGCTGCGTGGATATCCATTGCCGGTACAGCCCATCCAGCAGGATCGCCTGTTTCTTGAAGTCCTCTTCCTGCCGGTCGTTCTGTGCCTGCACGTATTCGCCTATCTCCCTGTGCGTCATTTCCCCAAATTCCAGCGGGGATATACCGCATGCATAGGCGGCCGCCCGGCTGGCGTCGATTACCGCGCGCCAAGTTCGGAGGCCACCATGCCCTCGGCTACTTTGTCCACCGCGCGGTTGACGATCTCGCCCAACTCCAGCGCCGGCTCCTCCAGCCATGCCTTCAGCCGCTCCTTCGTCATCCTCCGGCCGAAAAAACCGCGTTCATTGATCTCCGTCAAAAGGTCGATGTACAAATTCTGTACCGACACCTCGCTGTTTTCCTCCAGATATGCGTCCAGCAGGTCCGCAGCGTCCTCCAGCTTTTTCAGCACGCCGTCGGAAAGAATCAGTACCGCCGTGGTCAGGACACGGATGTTCCCCGCCTGCGCGGCCTTCTGCCAAAAGAGCTGCGTGTCCTCGATGTGCAGCCGTTCCTCCAGGAGCAGCATCAAGCGGGTTTTCAGCTTCAGTTCCACTTCTTTTTCTTTTGTTGCGATAAGCATTTGCATTTCCTCCAGATCGTTGTGTATTTTCAGGCCGAAACGGCACTCCGCAGCATACGGTTGCAAGCATATGCTGCGGACTACCGTCAGGTAGTCCATCGAAAATCAGCCGCCGCCTCCGGTGGGAAGGCCGGTCGTCAGGTCTTCGGGCGCGGTGGCCTTATAGATCTTCAGCGTGCATTTCACCATGTCGTCCAGCTCCAGCGCCGCCAGCGTGATGCGGAAATCTCCTTTCCACTTTTTCACGAGTGATTTTGCCGCGGGCGTGCTTCCGGCGGTGTTGTCCGGCAGCTTTACATACCAGAACAGGTTTTTGCCCTCCAGCGCTTTCAGCGCCGTGTACTGCTCTTTGTAGTAGAGGATCTCCACCTCAATGGCGCTGAACGGCTTCACGCCCGGGACGCCGTACTCGACGTCGCTTTCCAGCGTGCGGTATGTGATGTCGTCCGGGGGCGTGTCCACCTCCGGGATGCCCTGTACGCCGAACACCTGAGTGGGCGCAACGGTGTCCGTCTCCGCATAATAAAGCTCGGTCAGCACGGTTGCGGACGGAGGCGTAAATTCTGCATTGTATTTCGCCAAAGTATATCCCTCCAGTTCAGTTGTTTCTTTCAAAAGTGTTGTCGATGGCGTTCCAGCGGACCTCAAAGTACCCGCCGAAACGCCATTTTTCCGTGATATCGTCCTGCTGGCTGGGCACGTTCCCAGTCTGCCGCAGGTTCAGTTTTTCCAACTCTGTGCGGAGCTGTTCAAACAGGCGCACGGCATCGAGCTGCTTATCCGCCCATACCTCAACCGTGATAGAGATATCGTAGGCGCTCCCCATATACAGGGGGCGCGCCAGCGGCACGGAAAGTGTGCAGCACGGAAATACGGCGCGGGTGCTGGGATTTTCCAGCATCACGCTTTCTCCGTCCGGGAACAGGCCCGAATCCACCACTGCCTGCCAGAACATCACGGCAAGCTCCGCCTGATTCAGCGTGTGCAGTGGGTCATTCATTGGGCGCCACCTCCTCCGGTCACAAGGGCGATGATTTCCTGCTTCACGGCGTCTACGTTGTCCCCGCGGCGGTTGAACGCCGCCGGGTGGAAATACGGATGCGGCTTCATGCCGTCTACGACCCAGTATTGCGCCCCGTCGCGCCCCACGATAAGCGGATATCCGTATTTTGCGAAACTGCGCGGCACCATGCTCACATGGATAAACCACGGAATTTGCTTGGCACGCTTGAGGCGTATGGCCTCGGGATTGCCCTGATCGTCCACTTTGACGCCTGTTCCAAATTCCACGTATGGCGCAAAACTCGTAACCCCGGTGTCGGTATATACGCGCCCGACGATTTCTCCGGTCTCGCTGTTCAGCATCTCGACCTTGATGCACTTCCCGACGACATTTGGAGCCATCCGGATGGCCAGCTTCGCCGTGCCGTCCAAAGCGCGCCGCACACCGCGCTCCGCCGCTCCCGGCAAGCCGTCGATAATACGCTGCAGTCCCGGCCCTGTACGTTTGAAATCGAAGGTCACCATTTCACACGCACCGCCTCTATCAGCGTTGGGTTTTTGGGATGTATGCCGCCTGTGAACGCGCTGCGCACGGCCTCCACACGGTATTCTCCCTGCCCGTAATCCTCCAGGGCTTCCCCATGTATCTCGACGGTGCGCTGCACCGCAGGCCGCGTCAGGTACAGGCGGTCATCCTTGCCTATGTCCGGCAGTGTCTCGCTGCGCAGCTTTATAAGCTCGTTCACGGTCTTGCCATACGCCTGGACATCGACTTCGGAGCGGTCAGTCTGAACATTGATCTCCACCGCACGCAGGCGGGTGTATACGGTCTCCTCCTGCGCTCGGATCCGCGCGGTGTGGGGCGTCGTCACCCACACGGTGCTGTTGTTTTCCAGTTTCATAGCCGCAGCACCCGCAATCCTGCGGCCACGATATTTTTGTGCAACGTGGCTTCAATATCTTCGTAGGTATAGCTTTGGCCGCCCGCCGTGCTGCCGGTGCTGCCCTCATCGCCGCGGCGGCGCCATGCTGCGCATACGGCGTCGCGCACCAGCTTCAGCAGCGCATCCGGGGTACTGGTACGGTTGCTGTGCATCAGGGCGGAGGCGAGAAGCCCGTCGAACAGGTCGCTAAGCTCCTCGCCCGCTTCGGACAATCCCAACTGGCGTCGGATGATGTCCAACTGCATTTCCTTATCTTCGGGCTTCATCGCGCATCAGCCTCCCTTACGAGCCGGGTGCCGCGGCTTCTTCCAGCGCGGTTACACGAGCGTCAAGCGACGCGGTGCCGGAAACCATTTCCGCGAGAACCTTGCGCAGCTCCGGCGCAATTCCTTCCATTTTCATGATTTCATCAGGCGTCATATCCGTGTCCTCCTATCAGGTCAGGCCGGTGATGGAGCCGTGCAGGAACGCAGGGCCGTGATCCAGGCCGAACTGGCCGAAGATCTGGCCTTTTTCGCTGGCGCCCGTCTTGGCAAGCTCCTCATAGAAGAAATTGCCCTTACCCGGCACAGGCTGGAACACCGGACGAACGGCGCTCATCTCCACGGCGAGCACTGCCGTCTGCGGCATGAAACGGTTCAGGGCAATGCCGATGTTGCCGAAATCCGTCTCGATCTGCTTGATGTTGGTGCCGCCGACGTTGCGGTCCGCCGGCGCATAGGAATAGATATCCGTGATGAGCTGTTTCTGCGTGCTGCCGGTCCACAAAACCATGTTGCTGAAGATGGCGCCTGCATCATACATCGCCTTGAAAAGCTGCTGCATCAGCGTCTTGGTAAGAGCTTTGCTTCCGGCCGCCACGTTTGTGCCGCCGTCGCCGGCGCACAGCGCCAGAAGGCCGCGCGTTTTATTGGCCACATTCGCAGCGGTAGCCTTAGCGTATACGCCGTTGATGATGGTGTACTCCACGTCGCGGGCAATCTTCTGCAGCGCCTTTGCAATCTGGAAGTCTTTCTCGTCGGGCACATTGTTTTCCTGCCCGGCGGTGTTCAGGCCGCTCATGCGTCCGGCGTTGGACATCTTCACGTAGCTGATATCCACGGATTCGTGGAAAATCTGCGTCACGTTGGTATTCTGGCTGCGCACGATGCCGACGGGAGCGGGCGCGGTCAGAGACGCGGTCTCCGTGATCGCGGGCTGTGCCGCTTCGGGGAAATTGTACTGGCTGTCGGTCGGGAACTCGAAATCCTCCGTCTGCATGCCGCCATCGGTCAGGCCGCCGATGGCCGACAGGATAGGGGTATTCACCGCATCGGCTGTGAAAAGCTCACCCGCATAATTGGGCAGGTTCCAAACGGTGCCCGTGGTCGTAATGTTTGCCATAGTCTTTTAGTCCTCCTTCTTGTTGCTGAAAAGTTTGTTTTTCGCCGCCACCCGCTGGACCAGCGGCACGTTCAGGTCAGCGGCCTGTTTCTCAAGCCGCTGGCGCTCGGTCTGCACCTGCGCGGCCACGGTCTTTGGCGCGGGCTGCTTCAGGCGCTCATTTACAGCGGCCTCGACCGCCTTTTTGAACACGGACGCCAGATTTTCAACAGTCCCCTTCACCGTTTCGGCCTTGGCGGTGCGGAAGTCGATGGTGTCCAGAAATTCCAGGGGCAGCCCGGCGGCGTTGGCCAGCTTGGATGCTTCGGCCTGCAGCTTGTAGGCGTTCAGCGCCTGTTCCGCTTCATCGGCCCGCCGGATGGCCTCATCATGCTCGTGCTGTACGCGCTCGGCTTCGGTCATGTTCGCCAGCCTGTCGGCCTCCTGCTGCTTCTGGAGGGCCTTGCCGACCTCTGCGGCGATCATTTTATTCACGTCCTCCCGGGTGAACGTGCGCTCCGGCTTTTTCTCCGGAGCGGCAGCAGGTGCAGCGGGCTGCTGTGCAGCGCCGGTGCCCGCCGCAGGTTCCTGGGCCTGCGTGTCCTGAACCGTCGCAGCGGCCTGTTCCTGTGTGATGTTCTTTTCGTCCATGTTCTTCTCCTGCGTTTTACGCCCGCACGGCTTATTTGCGTTTTACGCCCGCCGGCTTATTTTTGGGGGTGCATGTATAACAAAAGGCCCGCCGCCGAAGCGTGGGCCTTGTGCTATTGAATTTGAGGAAATTCTTTCATTCGTTGTCCAGATTTACAGACGCATAACGGC